TATCTGTAAGATCAAATGAACTTCCAGAAGTGTCTGAAACCCCTGACGTTAGTACGTTTGAGTAATAAAATATTTTATCTACTAAATAGTAATCACTAGGTAATGTGTAGGTGTTGGCGTTAGCTTGAGTTAAAAATGTGTTGACAGAAAAACTATCTATAACTTCAATAATACCCTTGGTAATATTTGCATATCCAGTTCCGGATTTACGCATTACCTCAGCATTTAGTTGATTGTTATATAAATAGAAATAATCCTCGAATATATCAAGTTGCGCTTGCTCTGCAAATAAATTAAAATCACTAGGAGAAATGTATCCGTAGTTGTTTTTATTTATTACAGCCATGACTGCATTTCGTACTTCGTTTATCATCGTATCACGTGTTTATACAAAGATACATAAAAAAAAGACGATTTGATTTATTCGAGGATATACTCCTTTATTTGTCTAACATTTTCTTTAACAACTTGTAGGATTCTACTCCTTCATCTGTTTGAAAATAAGAAGCTACAATATAAGACGGCTCTTCTCCGTGAGGAACAGTAAGCATTTTAGTTTTGTTTTTCTTTAAATTAAAATACACGTCTCTATTTTTATTTCTCATTTGCAATAAAGTGGCACTAAAAAATCTTACCACCTCATCTTGTAGACCAACCATAGGGTCATTGATAAGGTCTAAAAATTCTTGAGGGTCTCTTCTAGCAAATACCATTATATCTCTTTTAAGCTCAGCTGTTGTCATTTTATCAGCTCGAACCCCTAATATAACCCTAGAAATACTTTCAAGCTTAGAAAGGCTTAAATCACGTGCAGCGACTTGCGCCTCTAATTCAAAGTTCATAGCTTCCATAGCTACATTGGCATCTTGCTCGTTGTTTACTTCAAAAAATATATTACCATTACCTGGATGTAGTTTTAAAAATTCTTGGAGTATTTGGTTTTGTCTTGGTACCCTTAGCATTCCTTCTTCAAATATAATAGGTTCTAAAATAGCATTACCATCTTGCTCGTCTTCAAAAATTGATTTTTGATTTCTAGCATATCTTAACGCTCTGTTTAAACCTGTTTCTTCATCGAAGAAAAGTAAAGCTTGTCTTTTTGTATGTTTAGTTGACAGCATATAGGAAAGTGGTGCTGCGTCTCTTCTGAGTCTGTATACTTTATCTTCGTATACTTTTTTTTCTTTTTTCATTTGATTTAATTTAAAATTTATATAAAATATCAAGGGGGTGGTATCCACCCCCCGATATTATTAAACTACTTATTATGCATTTTGGAATAAGAAGAAGTTGTTTGCACCTAAAGTACAAAGCGCTCTTTCTGATAAGAAGTTAACCTGCATTACATCAGTACCTGTAGTAGCAGCGCCACCAGCAGAACCTGTAATCCATGTCTTATATCTTCTATCTTCAGTTTCAGAAGCTCTATATCTTACATGCAAGAATGGTCTCTTAGCGTTCTTACCTAAGATTTGATCATATACTGAAGTAGATCCAGCAGGTACAAGTACCCCGTTCACTTTTCCTCCAACAATATCACCTCTCATAGTAGGATCGTTAAGGTATTTCCAATCTGTTTTGTAGAAGTCATAACCTCTTCTGAATCCAGAGAATCCTAAATTCAATGCCATTTCTTCATCGTTATCAAATAAACCATAAGAACTACCACCTGCACCGTATGAATTTTGTGCAGCTAACATATCATCAATGTCAAAAGAAAATTCTCTATTAACAAATAATACATTTTCCTCGATAGCACCTTGCTTATCTAATCTCTGAATAATAGCGTCAAAGTCTGCTAAAGCCGCTGGAATTCCACCGCCCCAAACATTTCCTCTTTGACCTAAAACATAGAACAATCCTTCAGATCCTTTATTACCTGTACCTGATGATACACCAGCCGCAATAGCTGCCACACCTGATCCTGCTTCTGCTGGAACTGCTTCCACCATTGCTGTCTCTAGGTAATCTTCGAATCTTAATCTTGTTTCATGCTCTGATTTTAAATACCATAGGTATCCTGAAGCTCCATTTTCAGTAGTTACTTCAATCCATCCAATTTGCGCCATATCAGAACCAGATACTTCGTAAAGATCTTTAATGATAATTGGGCTATTGCTGAAGATCACGTCATCAGCTTCTAATGAATTAGACATAGCAACTGAACCTTTTTGGAATTCAGAACCATAGATAAATAATGAACACTGTACAGCTGCAGCCATTGTTTGACCACCTGCTTCATAGTATGCAACATCAATTGTTCCTGCGCCATAGTTAACTCCAGTAACGATACCTTTGTTGCTATTTGTAGAACCAATTGAACTGTCAGATAACATGAATGTTTGACCTACTCTAATTGCAATTCCACCTGTACCTGGTACAAGAGCGTCATTGATTGTTAGTGTAGCTACATCTTGAGCTGCTGCTGCAGCTGAAGTTACATTCGTGTATTTAGTGTGTAATCTTCCTTGCTCCGCCCATTTGATAAGGTCAGAGTTAGAAGGCATTTCAGCGCCTACCATTCTTAAGAATGATGCTACTGTTCTATTCCCGTATCTTTCAAATTCCTTTTCATAAGTATCCGGTAGATACTGATTTAAGAAGTTGAAATTAGTTATATAGTTTGATTGTACGGCTACCCTTTCTGCACTAGGTTGTAATGCAAACGTAGGAGTAGCTTGAACTGAACCAGCCATAATTTTTAATTTTTAAATTGTTATTAATTACTTTTTTTTATACTTCTAATCTTTAAACCTCGACCTGAATCTTGGTTTAATGATCTTACTTTGAAACCAGATTTTGTGGTGGCTTGTGGAGCAGATCTTACATCCATATTTATATTTTTTGTTTTTTTGGATATATTCTCTACCGCATCGGCCTTGCCTTGTTCATAAAAGAACTTAGCATACTTGTCCGGATTCATTGCCATAGATAAAGCCCTATGATACTGAGAAGTGTTTTTAACCAATCCTTTATCGTCAACATATCTTCCAATAAAATTTTCAATAGTTGATTGATTATTTTTAACATCTTCTACAGACCCAGGTAAATAAGAAATTTTTTTCTCGTTAATAACAAACTCAAAACCTTTGAAATCTTTATTAAAGACTTTATTAGTTTCTTTTTTAAACCACTGTAGCTTCTGCGCCGCGTTTTTCTCATACGCAGCATTTTCCTCTATGTACTTTCTATATGCTTCGACTTCCTTTTTATCGCTTTCAGAAACAACTTCTCTTGACTCAAGAGGAAGTTTGTATTTTTCTTTCTGCTCCTTAAAGTATTTCTTAGCTTTAGATAGTTCTCTTTTTTTTGCTAATTGTTTTTTCTTTTTTTCTTTATCATCATCTAAATCTTCGTCAAAACCGAATTTTTCATCCATAAGATATTTAATATCTTCAGAATCTAATCCTTCTTCGGTTGCAGAATAATAACTAGCAATTAAAGAATCAGGATTCATTGAATCATAATCTTGCTGTAATCTAACAAAATCATCAATTCCTCTTCCTGTTTCTTTTTTATAATCAAAGTAAGCTTTTACATCTTCGGGTAATTCTTCGGATGAATTTCGCTTTACAATGAAGTCGTCTAGCGAACTTACTTCTTCGCCATACTTGTTTGCAATATATGAAAGAACGTCGTTTTCAGACATCTCTGGTGTAGATTCACTGGGTGATTCCACAACAGGTTCTTCAATTTTTTCTTCAACTACTACTTCTTGCTTGGGTTCTTCTTGTGTTTCTTCCTGCAAGTTTACACGCTGAACTTCTTCGTTTGTACTTGTTTTCTCGAGGGATTCTTGCTGAGCCTCATGCTTTTCAAGTAGTTGTTTTTCTATTTCCTGTGTTGATTTAGATTCCATTTCACCTAAATCTCTTACTTTTATTTCCATTTGATTTAATTTTTACAAAGTTAAACAATAATTCTAAATATATTTTAGATGTTTTATATGAGTATAAAGGTCTTCACCTAATTTTTCTCCCACTATTTTATCCGACTCATAATGAACTCTTGCCACCAGCCTACTTTCAGATATATTTTTAGCTGCTTTATTAAATTCATTTTTTAAATTAGGATATATTTTAGTTAATGCTAGCGCCACCAATCTAGATTGTGCTGAGTGTCCTGAAGGAAATGCAGGTGTTTGTGCGCTATCCATTTTTAAATACTCTAGCTTCATGTTAAAGTTCAATGCGTTTACATTTGGCCTTGGCCTGTTATGATAGTTTTTAATTTTTAGAATAACTGATTGAGATTCACTCAACAGCTTATCCACTATTTTGTACGGAAAAGATTCCGGCCTATGTGAAAATATATTTTGAAAGACACTAAATATGTCATCGTATTTTTTAGGCACTATGGTATTAAGTGGTGTTTTTTTTAATTTTTTTATCTCATTCAAAGTTTTAAGTGAATTATCTGAAGGGTAATGCACTTGTTTATATTTTTCAATATTAAAGTTTTCAAACATTATCTAGGTTCAAATTCAGCTAAATCAAAACCATCCAATGTGTCTTCATTAGACTCAAAACTAATTGGAGGTAAATTATTTTTTCTTTGTTGAATTAATTGAGACTGCTCAGTGTTAGCTTGACTTATTCTTTTGTTTTTGGCTTTTTCTCTTTCTCCTTCTCTTTTATCAATTGCCTGCTCTTCTCTACCTTTTAATTGCATATTAAAATCAAACTCAACCTGCATAAGTTCACGCTTTAACATTGCTTCGTTTTTTAATTTCTCTATATCAAATGCCACTTCCGCTTGCTTTGCCTGCATCTGCACTTGACCTTCCATTTGAATCCTTCTCATTTCTTGCTCCGCCTGCATTTGCTGTACTTGCATTTTTG